TACAGCAGTTTGGATAATAGGTTTACCACTTGCGTAAGGTGTTTTAATTGTATAATTTTCCATAATTTTTTTCTCCATTTGTTGTATTTCTTTTTTTCTATTTTCTATTATTTCTGTTTGTCTAAGATCATCTATTCTAGCTGTACGTACATCTGCTAATTTTCTAATATCAAATATTACTGGTTGACCATTTTTACCATATAAAGTTTGTTGTCCTTCAGGATCTAGGCTTACTGAATATAATCCTTTATGTGGTTTGTATAATTGTAAATGTATATTTCCTTGTATTGAATCTTCATAATCTGTAAATGGTTTATACTCATTGTTACTTTCAAAATATGCTACGGTAGGTAATCCGTCTGTTGTCAATAAAGATAATTCAAATTCTTCTTTTGTTGCATTATCTAGTAAATCATCTAAACCATCTTTGCTTAGTCCTGGTGGTAATATAGTTTGTACATCATTGTACTCAAAAAAACCTCCAGTATTATCTACACCTCCTACAACTTCATTAACAATTTCTTCAAACTTTTTACGTCTAAATGTTAATGCTGTTCCTGATTTGCCTTCTTTAGATTCTCTTTGTATATATATTGCTGTAGCAACACTTATTACAGCTGAACGATCATCAGTAGGTAATCCCATTCTATTTAAATGATTTACAGCATGCCTGGTAAAATCAGATCCTTCTCCTATATCAAACTTAAAATCTTTATTTTCTATTACTTCAAAACCATTTAATGCTTCATTTACTGCTTTAGGATTAATGCTAGATAATAAACCCATGTGAGCATATTCTTTAGCTTTAACTCCTTTGCCATCAGAAAAATATTGCTCCCATATATCTGTTGAATTATCACCAAAACGATTACCAATCATACGTAACGTATTTACATCTTCTGCGTTATTACCTGACTCTAATTTATTTTCTATAAATTCTATTTCTTCATTAGACAATATTTTAAATGGAGTACCATTTTTATTTGCTACAGCCTCCATGTAATTTATTCTATTTGTTATAGTGTTGTTTATTTGTTTGTCTTGTTGTGTTTCATTTGTATTACTCAACATCATTTCCATATCTATCTCAGGAAAATCTACAAACGTATTGTTATTAGTATTTTGATAAAATGCTACAGGATCTTTTTTTAATTGTTCTTTTTTATTACTCTGTACTTTTTTTAATATTTCTATTTGTTTTTTTTCATCAGGTGTAACACCATCTTGTCTAACTTGTTGATTAATTTTATCTAATAATTTTTTTCCTTGTACTAAAGGTAATGCCTCTATAACTTCAGTCGTTTCATATAAAGCAACCATGTTATCAAATTTTTCTACTAATGATGGTTCGTTAGATTGTATAACTCTTGCACGAACATCATCCATAAATTCTTTATTAGGTTTCATGCCTTCTGAAAAAATTTCAGTTAATTCTGTAATATCTGTTTCTAAAGGTTTTATAAAAGTTTCTCGATCTTTTTTAATTTTTTTTACATCTTCTAGTATTTCTCTTTCTATAGCTGAAACATTATTATCATTTTCAATAGCATCTTGTAAAAATGCTATTTGTTTTGTCATACCTGGAATATCTAAATTTCTAAAATTTGTTAGTATAGGACTTATAGCTTTTAATTCTTTTATTTCATTTTGTAATTCTATTTTATTATCATTGTTAGATAACGGTTCTATAAGTCTTTCTATATCATCTAAAGAAGATCCTATTTCTAATCCTTGAGATAATGTTTTACCTATATCTTTTACTTTTTTACTTAGATTATTAATTAATGAACTATTTGCACTATCTATTCTTGATAACTCAGAGTTCATTTCTCCAGTCATAGATTTTCTATCGGCATCTGATATACCTCTAGATATAGACTGTCCATTATCGTTAGTAAATTTTTCTAAATATTTTTGTTTGTTTGTGCTTTTTCTAAATTCATTTCTTATTCGTGCTTTATGTATTCTTTCTTTATATGCTAATACCTTAGTAGTAATATTAGATGGTGATACATTATTAGCAAAATAATATGCTTTAATTTCATCTATATCTGTTTTTAATTTTGCATCAAAATCTTTTGTATTTAATAAAAGTGCTGTTTGTTGTTCTAACAATTGTACTTTTGTTTCTGTATTTTCTATAGCAAGTGTTGCTAATTTTTCTTGCTGATCTTTTGCGTATGAATTGCTATAACTTATAAAATTATTATTAGCTGTTTTAGATAAAGAAAAATTTAAGTTTTGTCCGACTATAGGATTTAATTTACTTATAGCATTAACAGATCCTAACCTTATTGCGTCTAAGGTTTTTGCTAAATCACTTGGATTTGTTTTGTTTATCTCTGCATCTGATACAGCTTTTGCCATTTCTTTTAATGTATTAACTTCTACGTTACCAGCAGATATAGTTAATGCTGAATCAAATTGCGCAATATCGGCAGATGAGGTAGGGGTTTTACCTTCAAACTGTTTTAATGTTTGTTCTGGATTTGTAGCACCTCTTTTTTTAGCCTCGGCTATTGCTTGTTTTTCATAACGACTAAATGCAAATTGCGCTATTTGACTAGCCTGTTGTGCAATAGTATTAGCCATACGCACACTCTCTCTACCAGCAGAATTATCAATACGTTGTACTCCTGTTAAGGATATTTTACCTGAAGTATATGGATTATATCTTGCCATTAATTAACCTGTGCGTATCCGTAACCTTGTGAACCACTACCTCCAAAACCTTCACCACCACCTGGATTACTTGGTCCTGTAGAACCAGATTGAGCAGCTCCCATTGCTAATGTTCCTATAGCATTATATACTCCTGTTTGATAAGCCATTTTTCCTGATGCTCTGTAAATACCAGCTTGATAACTTCCCATGTCTTGAGTTATTTCAGATCCTCTTGTTAATGTAGTAAAATCTTTGTATCCACTAGATAATGCGTAACTTGTTAAATTTGCTATTGATCCAGAAAAAGGATCTAAATTAGCGCTACCAGCAGCTGCATTTATTGAAGCAACACTACGTAAAGTATCATCAAGTACATTTAATGCTTTTTGTTCATACTCTATTGCTCTTTGCTTTGCCTCCATCTCTGCTTGTTGGGCTTGTTGATTGTACATATCTCTTTGAAACTTACCAGCCTGGTATTGACCGTAAGCTGCTATTGCTGTTCCAGCTGCTGCTACATATTGCATATTATTGTCCTAAACTCACTTTATAATCTAGCGCCAATATATTTAAATCTAATGGCGCATCTTGGGTTACTGTTATTGTTCCTTCTTTATCAAAACCTAATAATGGACCGACTGTTTTTACTCCTGTAAATTCTTGTACAGGTGTATCTAAAACATCCTCTCCAAAATTTCTAAATGCTACTAACTGTCCGTTTACTTTCATAGATTTGGATTTAAAAACATCTGCATTTACTTCTAATATTCTTTTTTTAAAACCCTTTTGACTTACTGCTCCTGATGTATTTGGTTGCACAGGCATAGTTTGTATATTAATAGTAAAAGGTATTCCCATTTCATAATTACTAGCTGTTGTTCTAGTCAATGTTACTTGACCACTACCATTTGTAGTTTGTTGTGATTCAACATTTCCATCATTTAAAACATCTACTGTAGTAGATACTAAATGACTAGCTGTTGCTGTTGCGTTTGTGCCTGTTACATATACTGCACTATCGGTATGTAATGTATTATCAAATATTTCAACAAAATATTTATCAACACTATTTATTGTTCTTTTAACAATTACATAAGTCGTATCTACATCTATACCTACAGCTAAAAAATTACCACTTGTTGTAAACTGACTTGGTGCTATAACATTTTGACTTCTTAGTATAGAGTATACGCTTATAGATCCGTCTGCTGAATTTACTACAAATAATCTGTCTGTTTCTTCTGTTGACGTACTTCTACGTATAGCCATATCTACAGGAACGTTTAATAAATGTGAACTAAGTAAAGATATATTAGCAGTAGTATAAGCTAACTCTGTATCTGTAAATGACATTTCATTTAATGATTTACCAGAACGTTGAACATAAATTGTACCACTATCTAATCCAGCTACAGGTACACCTTGTTTAATACCATTTCTAGTACCGACACGAACAGTTAAATTACCTGGTGTAATAGGTTCATTAGTAGTTTGTGGTATATAAAATTCACCACCTGTTGTAAATATTTGTAAATCTCTACCACTAAAAATATCTACAATAGCATTTAAACTTTCTGTAACTATAGTACCTGTAACAGATTGATCATCTAATCCTTCACCAAATTCAAAATTAAAATAATCACCAACATTACTTCCCCAAAATGTAGTTGGCTGTCCTTTACTACCACCAAAGTATAATCTACTTTCGTGAAATGTAACGGATACTGGATAACCTCTAGAACCAGACCAAGCATCTTCATACCCTGTTTCTAATTCCCAATCACCAGATGCTACTGCTGTAGTATCAAATAAATTAATTTCTGCTGTAGTTTTTACTTCTGTAGAACTTACAAATTCTACAATGCGCAACCTTCCGTAATTAGATAAAATATTTATATATTGACCAACATTACTAGATGCAAATATTCCTGAACTTGCTGTTATTTTTATATTACCTGAAGTTTTATCAGGTGTAATATTAGCACTTGGATTTGAAGTTGTTAATGTATACGCATGTTTAGGCGCATTACTAAATGCAATTGTAGAAATAGTCCACAAGTTATGATCTGCTCCACGTATTATTCTTAGTGGAGATAAATCTTCATGTACTAATATTATAGTATCGGCACTCTGAGCGTAACGTATCTTAGTAAGCATAGCTGATGTAATAGAACTAATAGCAAGAAAATCATTACCTGTACCATTTATGTTAGTAACTAATGCCTGATTTCTAAAAATATAAATTCTTTGATTTACTAATGCAAACATATAACTATCATCTGCACTAAACTCAAAAGGTATTAAACGTACACCATTTTGTGGATTACCAGCACTTGGTAATTCTGTAATAAACTTTAATCCATCTCTTCTTTTTACTCCACCTTGTGGCTGTATAAATACATTCGTTGCAGATTGTAAAGCATTATAATATTGTTTTAAATCTACACGACCACGCAATAATGGATCTAATTCACCTATACTGAAGTTTGTTTGTATTTGTATTACTCTACTCAAGCTTTATTCCTTGATGCAAATTTTTTAGCACTTTCTTTACTTCTAAATCCCCATTTACGTAAAGCTAATAACAACCTAGTAGGTCTTCCTTTACTATCACGTTCTGGTCCTTTCATTCCAGCAAACCTAGCTGCAAAAGATATACGTCTACCATCTTTACCTTTACTTTGTGGTTTTTTTAGATTGCTGCCTTCTTTTCTTTTAAAATATGCTCTACCAGCATCATTTAAACCACCAGATGGATTTTGATATTTTTTTGCTACCATTATCCTTTCTTTTTAAATCCTGATTTCATATTAGAATAAGCCTTAGATGTTATTGTGCTTTTCTTTTTTGTTCTAGAGGTGCCAGCTTTTTTTCTTTGATTAATATTATAGTACAATCCTTTTTTTGCTGTACCTCCACTTTTAGTCTTGTGATATCCCTTTCTCATTTATTTCCCTTCTTTTTTTTTCCATAAATTTTTTAAACTCTTCAAAACTTTTTAGCTTACCTTGTGATGCCATAATTATTTGCGTATCTCTTTTTTGTCTTTTAATTTGTGCTGAATCTTTATAAAATTTTCTTTTCTTTTTCATTATCTTACAGCCGTTAAATCAAAATCATCAATTGACCAGGAAGGTCTACTTTGTGAGTCAATTTGTGTTGCTTGTCTAAACATTCCACCTCTCATATTTTCAGAAGGTAAACCACACGCTATTTGTTTAAAATAATCTGCTTTTGTTAATTGATCTGTAACAGCCTCAGCAATATGCCATGACATCCAATATTTTAGTAATTGTACAAAATATGTAGGCATAATATCTTCACTAGGACGAAACTGATAATCTGCATAAACTGTTGTTTCGTTAGTAAATACTGCTGTACCAAAAACTTCCCAAGCTATTATAGGTATTGCTCCAACAGCGCTGCTATTATAAATAGCACGTACTCCTGATCCTAAGCGATCAGAAGGTAAAGTATATTCATATTGATATTCGTTTGTAGGTGTATTTGTTGTTCTAGCTAATTGTGATTTTTTATATGTAAACGACCAAGGATACATTTGTAAAACTACGTCCCTGGTATCATCATATAATCTATCACATATTTGTGCTGAGTCGGTTCCTTCGGAAAATGAACTAAGAGGAGATGCACCTAACATAATTAATGAGTCTGAACATATTGAAAGTTTGGTATCACCTGTAGCCATAATAAACCTTTTTTATTGGGGATACAGTTAAACCATATCCCCAGTTATAATATTAGTCAGAGTCAGAAACAGCACCTATTGTTGTGCCATCACTTACATCTACTACTCCAGATGCATTAGATACAACAATATGCATTGTTACTGTTCTAGTGCCTCCAGTTGCTCCATGAACGATAATCATATCGCCTACGGATAGTGTGTCGCTTAAATCGTTAAAGTAACCACTAGCATCTACAGCTGTATGTGCTTCGGTAGTTGTATACACATACAATGCTGGTGTATTGCCAGCTTTACTTTGACCACCTAATGGACTAAAATCTGCTCTTACAAAAGCCATGTTATACTCCTATTCTCTGGTTACAATTTTGCAAAGTCCCTCGCCATCAATCATTACACTTCCAGCGCTGAACATACTTGCTACTAAAAATGAGGTCTTCTCAGGAATGTAATCTACTCTACTTGTTTGATTCATTCCGATCCCCATACCGATTGCATCTCTGTGAAATGCATAAACAGGTCTATCACTAGATCCGTCTATTGCTAAACCACCTTCATCTCTATCACCAATAGTAACGATATTGAAACCAAGAAAAGTAGCTAGACTTCCGTCTACTAAGGCTTTTACAGAGTTAAAATCTGCACTTGTTACAGTAGTTGAACCTAGTAACGCAGATAAACTATTAGCATGTATTAACAATGTTCTTCCTTCTGTTGGAACATTCTTAGCATCTAATGCTTTTTTAGCTTCTCTTAGTTTACCTAAGTTTAATCCACTAGCACTTCCAGAAGTACCATCTTCAGCTACAGTATTAGCTATAGTTGTTCCTGGTGAACCAGCTACTATTGAATCAATTAAAACCTGATCCATTCTTCTACCGATAGAAGTAGAAACTACTTGTACTAATTCACTTCTCTCTTGGAAGTTTACTTTTTGTTGATGAAAAATATCAGTATACTCAGCAGATATAAAATCTGTCATTGTAGCGCTTACATTACTGTAAGTTACATTGAGAGGGGTAACATCTGTCTGAGGTGTTCTTATTTGTGCCTGTCCTTTTCCAATTTTTTGAAAACGAACAGTATTTCCTACTACTCCACTTCTTTCTCTAACAAGACCAGCTAAACTTCTAGCTCCTTGGTAGGCTTGTTTTACTTCAGAATCAAAGAGAGTAATAAAAGCATTACTTACGTTTATTGCCATATTCAAAATCCCTTCATAGTTAATAAAAAAATAAAACGCATCTAGTTATCCTACAGGGCTAGTTACTTGTACTTAGTACCACTTAGCTGGGCTTTCGCTTGTCAGCTAAATATAAATTATAAAAAATAGGTAAACCGTACAACTACGGTACATAGTTAAATGGATAAATAGGTAACGTACAGTTAGTAATTTTCACCATGAATATCATATACGTGCTTTTCAACTTTTTGCGTAAATTCAGGATCTTTGCCATAACGATCATCTTTCATCATTTCTTTAACATCATCCATACTAACTTTATTTCCTTCTATAACTGTTAAAGATGGTATAGTTTTTTCCCCATAACTTTTACGAATTTTATTTAATGCAGATATAAATAATGCATTAGTAGATGCATTTGCTACAGCTTCTCTTTCTTCTGTTGTTATTGTGTTAGATTTATGAAATGCATTTAACCAATTATCCATGTTCTGTATAATTCCATCAGCATTACGTCCAAGTTTTTTTATTTCATCACTTCTTTTATATTGTATTTCTTGATCTATTAATCCTTGTTGTTTCATATAAAAATTAAACAAACGTTCTACAACTTCTTGCGACATGTTTTCTTCTTTTGCTATATCTAAAAAATCTTGTGTCATATCATCTTTTTCTATTTCTTCAAAATTTTCTTCATCAATTTTTTTTATAAAATCAGTATTATATTTTCCATCTTTTGGAGCCTTATGTTTTCCCTGACTCATTTTTTCACGTAAATTGTTATAACTTTTTGTTAAAGCATCTACATCTACAGCGCCTTTTTTTTCATCCCAAAACTGTTCAGGTACATCATCAGGTCTTTCAGTTTTTTCTGTTTTTACTTCTGGTTCTTTTTCGATATGAGGTGCTTCACTAACTGTTTCATCATCCAGCTTTTCTGGCTCTTCTGTGTTCCCCAATAATGGTTTATTTTCATCAATTTGTTCTTGAGATACTTCTTCACTTTTTGTTTCAGCATCAGCCATAGTTTTTTTCCTTTCTTATTTTCTATTTTGGACACGATTAATTTTTTGTATAATTTCTCTAATGATAGAATTTTGTCCTTCTCTAAAATATCCATAACTAGGATCATCTCCTGGGACAAAAGTAGGTTGGTCTAAGGTACGTAATTTTAATAAATCTAATAATTCCTGACCATCTTTAGTTACAAAAACTTTAGCTACTAATAAGTCATCATCTGATATTGGTTGTTCTATAATTTCTGGCGCATCATTTAAACTATCCCATGACATTTTCTGCTACCTCCTGTACTTGTTCATTACCTTGTTGTTGTGCTTGCATTGCTGTCTGTGTTAATTGTTGTACTATAGCTAATCTTTCTTGTTTACTATTTAATATACTTCCAGGTATTCCTAATTTATCTGCAATAAAATCTATAGCATTGTCTTGATTAATTGCTACCTGTCCTATTTGTCCAACACCTTGAACAATTTGCATAAACTGTATTACGCTTTGCAAATCATCCATATTTTGTGCCTGGGCTAATGGGGATTGAGGTACTACCTTTATAACTTTGCCATCAGCCTTCATTGGCATTTCAATAATTTTTTGTTCATCCATAACTTGCAGCACTCTCGTTACAATAGGAATTAATGCCTCAGTAATTAAACGTCCAAATGCAGATCCTAAATTTTGTGCTAATTCTTTTTGCTTTGCTACAATTTCTGTAGCACTTCTTGCTGACATATCATCTGGTGGCAGTCCGTCATCTAACAATTGTTTTTTAATACTATCTTGGAGATCTTTCATAGTGATTTGACCGACATTAAAGTCCGAGGATCTTTGTAAAGGTTGTAGGCTCGGACCTTGTGCGCCACCATTTGATGCAACAGATATAACACTCCCTGGTTTTATTTGTATATTTTGTGGATTTAATATTCCATCATCTTTAGCAGTATATACACCAGCTATAGCTAGACTTGCATTTTTAAGTATGTATTCTTTAGTTTTATTAAGAGTTTTTATATCGGAGATGCAAGACACTAATGGACCTCTTCCCATTACTTCACCAGCAATCTTACTGTATCGACAAACTACCCAAGGAGTGTTTTCCATTTTACGATATACTAATTCACTTATCGTATTACCTTTTGTTGTTTTTTTATGTAATAAATGATAACAATACATTCCACTTTCAGGAACATATACTGTAGCTTCAATTAATTCTAAATCTTTGCTAGGATCATCATCAATATCTTTTTGTAATTCAGGAGGTATTACAGCATCTTTCCATTGTTGTGTAATAACAGATCCTCTCATTTTATGTCTTCTATAAACATTATCTACTCTACCATACGGTCCTTCTTCTAATGCTACTAAGTATTGTGGTACAGCTTCAAAACGTATCGGTACTTCGTCATCTCCTGGTTGTATTAACATAACTCCAGTACCTACAGCTAGATCCAATAACATTTCAGACATAGATAAATCAAAGTTTGTTTGACGTATCAATGTAAACATTTGCTCGGTATAAACATCTAATGCTGTTTGTAATTCTTGTTTTTGCTCATCTTCTAATTCTACTTTTGCATTATCCCCAACAATTAATCTACACCAATTCCTATAGGGAGGGAAAAGTGAGGACTGTAACCTATTTGCGAACCTCTGTGTAGAATAAATTGCTGTGGAATCAAACACTCGTTTTGATTTGTTTTGCCCAGGAGTTCTTGTTTCATAATATCCAGAATATAAATTACGTTCTGGTAAAGCGTATTCATAACACTCTTCGTATATATCTCTCCAGTTTTCTTTTTTACTGTAAGCTTTTTCTGCTCTTTTATAAACTTCTTCTGCTGTAAGTCTTTCCATATTATCCTAAAGAGTCTGTGCTACCTAATCCCTGAGAAGCATTTTCTCTTTCCTCAGATAAAAGCATACGTAATCCACCTTTACGTCTTGCTCTCATTCTAGCTTGTAATTGTCTTTGTTTTGTTCTTTTTTCTTCAGCTATTCTTTTTCTCTCAGCCTCTTGATTATCGTCTATCCTTCTTGACGGTGCTGCTATTTTTGGTTTTGAAAAAAATCCACCCATTTAATATAACCTTCCGTAACAATAATAGTTTTCTTTGATTGGCGAATAATTCATTAACAAACCCTCACGTTTAAATTTTGCATACTCTGCATACCTTATAGCACGTTGATTATGCTCATGTACATACATTTGCAGTCTATGTAGTCCCATAATAGAACCAATCCCAAGAAATATGTGTTTTGTATTCCGTAAAAACGGTACTGCTTTGGTACGAATATCGACATCTACTAACATCCATGCCTCTGCTACACCTTGCCATAACGGTATAAAACCAAAACAAACAGTAGGTTTATCATATACGGTTATCGTAGCCGAGTATCCCATTCTTGATTGTGCAACAAACCAATTTTTATAATCCATCATATTGTCCATTAAATTTTGTTGAAATGGATCTAATGATAAAAAATTTATATGATGAGATGAAAAGGGTATTGCCCTAGCATATTCTGGTAAACTTTCTCTTATTAATCTATTAAAAGACATCAAAATCTAACTTTGCTATATTTATACCACCGTAATTTTTACGGTTAGATCCATGTACTAATCGTTTATGTTCACCACCACCCAGTAATAAATAACCAAAAGCATCACCAATGTGTGAGTGCATATTTTTATTAGGTGCATCTCTGAACCTATCTGTTCCTCCTGATATACCGACACGTTTAAAGTGATATCCACCAGCTAATGATTTTATTAATCTTCTACATCTAGCATCAATACGTAGTGCAGACTCACCATCTACCATTCTAGTCATTGGCATAGCACCAGCCTCTCTACGTACTTTGAAATCGTTACTAGCTGTAGGTCTAGCATTTAAACCTATACTACGTAAATGATCAAAGCTGGTTACTTCAAATATCTGATCTCTAGCACTACCAGCTGGATCTCCCCATATAATCGGTTCCATGTTTTCAAACCTGGTATTTAATTCATACAATAACATCTGAGCAAAACGTTCTAGTCCCATATCCTCAGATACTAATTCATGTAAGATATGCCATTTACCTGATGCAAAACGTTGCCCAAACACGCAAGCTGGTGTTAATCCAAAGTCTATACCAACTTGTATTGGTAATTCTTTATTAGGCTCTATCTGATCATCTACCATTGATGACGCATCAAACTCTTGCCATACAGATTTACCTTCTTTTACATATACATATTGTCCACCAACATAGCAGCGCAACCAGTCTAATTCTTTACCACCTAGCTGTTGTTCATAATATCCTGGAGGTAAGTTTTTTATATTTTCTGCTTTATCATTAGGTATCCAATATTTACCACCAGCCTGAATAGCATCTTCCTGGTATCCTACTTCAGACATTCCACCTGGCTGTCTGTAAAAATTCCATTTAAATTTACCTTTAATCGGTTCCTTTTCAGCTAATGTATGCCACCAGGAATCTGAATCTGGAGGGTTAGTATCTGCCCAGATCCCTCTCCAAGCGCAACCACCATTAGCTTTAGTAGGAAAACGTCCTACTCGGTGCGTTAATCCTTGTACAATAGATAAAGGTAATTCTCTTGCTTCATTTACCCAGGCACCAGTTAGTTCTAAGGATAATAATTTACGTACATCTTTTGGTTGATCTAATGCCAGAAATATAACTTCGCAATCAATACCAGCTATATCTCCTCTCGGTGGTAATTTTAAGTGATGCGTTAGAGGAGGGGACCAGCGCATAGATCCCCATTGATTTTCAGGAAATATCTCTAACCATGTTTTTATAGTAGTAGTACGTAATTCAGGATAACTGTTTCGTACTACAACAAAACGTGAGTATTTAATATTATCTATAGGACTAGCTACTTGTTTTACAGCACGTAGCATAATTTCAGATGCACAAGCATAAGACTTCCCTGATCCTACAGGACCTAATATGCCACGAAAAAATGCATCATCATGTAAAAAGTTCCATACCGTAGGTTGATTACTAAAATCCAGATTTAATCCATGTATAGGATCTTGTTTCTGGATCCGTTTCTTACGGTTAGTGGTATCTCTCGCTTGTTGTCTTCTCGCCATTTTCTATTTCTATAACCTCTATTTCATGTCCTAGTGCGTGGAAAATTTTATCTACTGTCATAAAATTACCAGCAGTAATACCAGCCTCTATATTCCCTACAGTCGTTACGCTAATATCACATAATTCAGCTAGATCTGATTGTGTTAGTCCTTTTGCCATTCGTAATTCTGCTATTATACTTTGGTGCCAATATTTTCTTTTCATACTCCACACATCCCTTCATCACATATATCATTAAACATATCCATTTGGTCTTTGTTAGGATCTAAATCTATATCCTTCAATGGTCTGCACTCCTTATGCAAATAAGCCTGATATCTATCATCACGCATTTTATGTCGTATTTTTTCATCAAACTTAACTGCATTGTTAAACATAACTGGTTGCAATTCCTTCATTTTTCGCCACTCCATATTAGATTGAAATGGACAAAAATAACAAGCAGACCTTTGCGGCAATGTATATCCATTTCTTTCTATCCAAGCTAAACAATCTCCTCTATTGTATTGTTTATCAAATATTAAAGGATATTCATTTGTTATCCACTTTTCTGTGTTCTCTGTTGCTCTTTGCATCTCATCTCTTGATATACCCATCAACATAGATACTTTAAAATCTACTGGTATTCTTTGATACTTTTTTAACCCTGATAACTCTCTAATCTTTTTAATAATAGGAGTTATTTTGTATTCTCTAGTGCATTGCCTTCTACCAAAACCTACCACACCAGTTTCTAAATCTAATATATAAACTGGTAACTTCACAAAAGGGTCGTTTAAACTATCTTCACCTAAATCACCTCCTGTAACTATATGTATTGGATAACTTACAAGTTTTTTTAACTTATATAAATAATCATAAACATAATCTGGTTCTGCTTGTGTGTCAGAAAAAATAGCACAATCAACCATAGGCACTTCCCCTTTCTCTATCATTAATGCTAATGTACTGCTTTGTACTCCAGCACCTAAAGATAATACTCTCATTTTTTACTCCTAAAAAATTGATAACAGTCTTCACAATAGAACTTAAATTTATAATAATGCTCTGCAACTTTATCTGGTCCACAAACAGAACAATGCTTAAAATGCAAAAAATTCTTCCAAAAATTTTCAGCTTTGTGTACGAATGTTGTTTGTTGTTTTTTCTTTTTGCTCATTATCTACCTTAATAATTTTATATTTAAGATCACCGTCCCTCATCCTACAAAATAAAAAATCATGTAACTCATCTAGTTTTGGTTTACGGTTCGCAACTAAAGTTATAATAATTTCGTAATTTCTCACTTTTCTTCTACCTTTACATCTTTGGCATCTGGTCCTGTAATATTAATACCTATCACCGAAGGTCTTTTGTCTTCAGCAACATCATCTAATAATCCATGATGCTTTGACAATAATCGCAGCGCTCCTAATTTATCATGCATTTCTATCTCAATACTGGTGCCGTATTTACCAGGAGTCGCTTTAACCTTTTTGATCCCTTTCTTGGCTCGACTCGGTAAGGTATTAGAGTCATGTAAATGGACTTGTCCTTTGTCATCCCAACTAATAGCATCTGTTATTTCGCTACCAGCAATAGCTTCTAACTCATGTAGGACCTTATCCTTATCAGCCTCGGAGCCTTGTTTTAATATCTGCCTAGCTTTACGGATTTTTATAATATCTTTCGTCATCTGCTACATCCTTAATTAACTCTTCTAGATACCAACGTGCTTTGCGTAAGTCTTCTACAGGACTTGTTTTATATCGGTACCTCATAGTGTATTTCATAATATTGCCTCGTAGATAGCCCTGGTATTCGTCTTTGGTCATAGAGTTTTTGATTACGTCTATAGCCTCCCAGTCTGTTTGCCTGTAGTGCGAAGGTTTTTCTACAGGATCATGTTCTAAAATTTTGTGAGAACCCCCTATACAGGAACGCTGGGGGGTGGGGGGACCAGGGGTGTGTCTATTTTTTTTGCGTGTTGTGTCTGTCATAATGCATCCGAACGTTTAGGTTATGTAAATATTAGTCTAATCCTGACTTTTTGGCTACCTCTTTTATTGTTAATGGGATCTTACCTTCATCCTTTAGCATTTTAATAGTCAATGCTACTGTGCTTTCCAGGATTTGCTGTGGTAATATACCCTTGTCATATAGGTATTCAGCGTCAATAAGGTAGTTATCTGGTATTTTATGGACAGAACTTGCCTGTTCAATTCCTGTACAAAATGCTTGTGCGATACTGTAAATGAGGTTTTTTCGTTGTGCCAATCCCTTTAAATCCCTACTTTTATGTGTAACAGGTTGTTTGTCCTCTGGAAACTCCTCAGCTACCTTTGGTCTTGGCGCATAGAACTGTTCCATACTTGGTAGTTTAGTCTTCTTACCTTCATATAATACCTGGTATCTATTAGTAGCATACTTAGATTTCCTGGGCTTTCCTTTGAGCCTGTAATCTCTTTTCTGTAGCTTCCTGATGTATCCTAACTTGATTAACCTGGAAACATGAAATGAAACTGTTTTAGGAGTCCTGGATACATGTCGTCCAAGTGTGATCCTAGATGGAAAGCAGATCCCATACTTATTAGTATGTAGACATATTGCTCCTAGCACTCTTAATGTTGTAGCGTGTAGGAAATCATCCTGTATTGCTCTTGCTGGTAGCACAGAATATAACCTGGTTTCTGGTTTAGATTGCACTATAACTGGCTTGGTACTTCTCAAAATGGTACCTCATCTTTTGTTTTCAGGACTTTACTCTTTGGAAAATGCTCTTTAACTTTGACTATACTTGCTGGTACAAACTTCAGTATCTCCTCAATACTCATGCATATAGATCCATCTGATGGTGTTCTAGGGATAGCACCCTGGTACACAGTAACAAGTGTCCCTGAAGTATGTCTGACCTTCCACACACTATGCACCGATTTTGCTGCAATCTTATCTAATGCCTGATAACCACGTATTAATGCTTCACCATATCTATCCATAGCTGTTGCATCATTACGTCCTATTGCCTCATTAAATTGTTGCAGCGCTTTTGTAAACTTAACCTCAAGTTCCTTTGGCACAAGATCCAACATCCTGGAGTTGTAGCCATATTTCTTTTCCATTGCTACAGCTACGTCATCTACCTTTTGTACTATCTTACGGTTCATAAATGTCCTCTGTCTTGGGCATACCAGGACAACAGACAGAACCTATAGTGTTCTGTCCTGTCCGTCCTGGACATATTTTGCCATACTCTATTGTCCGTCATACCAATAATTCCCAGATTTCTGGTCTTTTACCAGGACATTTTCTGTTTGTCCTGGCTTGTCCGTCTTGTCCCAGCACCAATCGTTATATTTGTCGATTTGTCCTGTTTGTAATAGGCTTTTTGCACTTCTTACAAATGCCTTACGCTTAGCGTCCTGACTATCGGATCCTGTAATAGAACGCTGATATGCATACTCTCTCCATACCGACTCTGTGACAGCAAGACCTGGAACTTTGCCACCTGGTCTTTGTCCTTTCTCTTCTATTGCCTTACGTAATGCATGCAATGTTTCCTTTTGTGCCGAGGTTAATTTAGATTTAGACGACATCTTTTGCTCTGTTGCTTTAAATACCAGGCTAGACTCATCTCCTAAACCTAATTCATCTGTGTAAATAGTATGCGTTTCAAAGAGTAGGGCATCTTGCGCCTCTGCATCCTTCTGCTTTTCTGTAACCATTGCTACTAATTGATCCAATCTTTCTACCTTTAACGATACATCTACAGCACCAATCAATGCTGTTGATCCCCTGGCACCACGATCCCTGTCTTTTCCTGAATGATGAATAGGGAGTACAGCGCAGTTAAATTGCTGACGGATCATATCCATTTGTTTTATTGCCTCACCAATATCCTGGGCTGAGTTCTCATCCCCAGTTAAACACCTGGCTACCGTATCAAATATAACAAGCTTAACCTTGTCCTTACTAATCTTGTGGATCGTTTCTACTAATTGATCCATCTCTTTCTGATCCAATAATCCGACAGCTTGTGGGATAATATGACATGGCGCTTTTGCCTCTTTCTCATGGTATTTATGCCAAGCTTGTAGCCTTTTACGTAGTCCTCCAACACCTTCACCAGCTATGTAAAATACTTCTCCCTGGTTAATATCTTTACCGTTCCAACTCATGCCATGTGCTATGTGTAATGCCATATCCAATGCCAGGAATGTTTTACCACTTCCAGGCGCTCCATATACCATTGCCATGCTGTTTTCTGGGATATAGTCCTGGACTAACCAAGGTACAGGCTCCATATTCATTACATCCTGTATCGACATAATCGGTATCGGAGTTATAGGCTGGTCTGATAATACTTTTGTTTGTTCTACCAGTTCCAATAAATCTTTAATATTATGCTTTTCTAACCAGTCAAATACATCTCCTTTTGGCTGTATTCCTGGTAATTTTATCAACTTAATACTCTTTGCTAACGGCTGTAAGCTAGAGATAATAACCCTGGCATGTTTTTGCCCTGGTTCATCATTATCAGGGATAATAACTACATCCCTATCTTTCAAGTATTGGCTGTGTTCTTTAGTCCATTTACCTGATCCACCACTATTGCACGTTGCTAATATACCCAGGCTTTCTAACCTGAGTACGTCTTTTTCTCCTTCTACTATGTATACTGGCTTGTCTTTGTTTTCTGCTATTTGTGGTAGACGATACGGTAGTAAAGTTACACCTTGTAGGTTCCATACTGTTTGTCCATTATGCTGTCTACGTTGCCTGAATGTCTTAGGTTCGTAACGCACTACCTGGTATATAGTATTGCCTTCCTGATCCTGGTAATCGTAAACGGTTTCCTTGCTACTGTTAAATGCTTCTTCAAAAACCTCATCTTCTGTATTTCTTGGTAGCTTGATTACTTCTTCCAGAAATTGTGCTACGTCAACATCTGGTAACTGTTTTTTAACTAGATCCACTACACCACCACCTTCTTCCGTTTCAAAGCAATACCAGGTACCATCTTCTAAATTAACCGTCTTTGATCCCTGAGAGCCGAACCTTAATTCTGTTTTGGTTTCTTTGCTCGGCTCTCCCCAAAAATGCTTGGCAACGGCTCTTATATTTGCCGACCATTTTGACATTTCCTAAAACTCAAGATCATCTTTAAGTTCTATTTTCGGTTCTGGTTTCTTTGTTTCACCTGGTTTATCAGCCCAACCAGCTAATTTAAATACTGGTACGTTGACTGTTGCCTCTCCAAATTTCTCAGGCTTAATATCAGATACTTCTATTATTGCCATCTTACCTTTATTGCTTGCCATACCTGAGTTAATGTCTTTCCATACTCTTGATAATGCCTCTCTTGATGCTCTTTGATTGGTAATCCAATCCTTCCAGCTATTTTCAGGCGCTCCATACTTATCAGAAAGATATACAGTAATACAAAAAGCTTTTTTATATCCATCCATAAGCTTTACTTTTTCACCTGGATATTCATTCCACTTCCAATCTGGTGCAACACCAGCTGCTAATTTACCTTGTCCTATTCTTATAGTTTCAGGATCTATTAACAGTTTTTTTATATTACATTCGGTACCGTCTACTACCCATGTTTTTGCTTGCGCTTTATATCCCATATAAGATACTGCTTCATTACCTAAATCTAAATTTTCCATTGTCATTCTCCTTGTTGTTTAATAATTGTGTCGGCTTTTTTTACGATCTTCTGTACGTTGCTAGAAAGTTTATGACTTAAATGCTCCCTCAATATTTCATCCACTATCGAGGACTCTGAACGTCTGCTCATTATTTTTTTTTGCTGCAATAAATCACAAACATCTGCTGAAAGTCTTAAATGTTTTTCAATTATTTTCATTTTTTTTTCCTTGTTTTCTGCACCTTACAGGGGTTTCATTAAAAAAAGTACCGTTTAGGTCTTGCAATTGTACCAAAATGGGACTATATGTATAGTAGATGATAAAAGATAAATTTAAGATACAAAAAACAAACATAACAGAAAGGACTAATATGCTAGTTAATAAAAACACACTTAAAGCTTTTATTAGAAAGAATAGGGATCAACTATTCATATCAACTAGGAGTAAATTTGACGGTATGACAGATGGTTGTGAACCTTGTACCGATAAAAGTTTCAGGATAGCAAAAGAAACTACCAGAGATTTAAGATACACATTAGGTATCGAAGGTGCTTACTTTACTAATAGCACAGGCACAGCTAGGGACTTTATAACAAAGTATGAGGACAATGACTTTATCGGTTACAACGTTAGTAACTGTTGTGGTTATTTTATCTTAACAATCAAAAAACAAAAGGAGGTAGCTTAGTGAATAACAGATACAAAGAACTAAATAACACAGAAAAAAATATAGTGGATCAGTTAATTAATTGCATAGCATCAAACAAAATTGAAGGTATGAAATTACTATCCATTATATGTAAGGCACAAGATAAAATCAGATTAACAAACATATCTAATAAATTTTTACAGGAGTCATACATTGGTTAGAAATAAAGCTGGCAAACCACATAAGGGACGATACGTTGCATACTATAGAGTTAGTACCAACAAACAGTCCCTTGGTTTGGATGCACAAAAGGTAGCAGTAGAACAGCACTTGAACGGTGGCGACTGGAACATGGAAGCAGAGTTCACAGAAAAAGAGTCTGGAAGAAAAACCGATAGGCATAGACCAGAATTGCGTAAAGCTTTGGACTATTGCCTGGCTCGAAGCTGTACTCTTATTATTGCCAGGCTGGATAGATTAGCCAGGAACGTTTCTTTTTTAACCAAGATAATGGATAGCAAGGTAAATTTTATAGCTTGTGATGTTCCTAACTTTGATAATCCAGCTACAAATAAAATGATGCTTACACTTATGATGACACTAGCAGAACATGAGGCGCAACGTATTAGAGATAATACTAAAAAGGCATTAGCTGTTAGAAAGCAACAAATAAAAGATGACGGTTTTTTTATAAAGACGGATCTGTTAGGTAATCAACATAAAGTTACAAAGCTTGGTAGTCCTAATGCTAGTATAGGATCTCAACTAGGTACTAAAGCTATCCAGGATAAAAGTAATCAGGAGGCTGATAGGATTTGTATAGAGATTAATAAAATAAAAAAACTAGGACATACATCATTACGTGAAATAGCTAAAGAATTACAGGCTAGGGGAGTAAGACCGATACGAGGTGATATGTGGATTGGTATAGATGCAGATGGTAATTCTGTAAACAAGTTATCAAGTTTACGTAACATAATGATAAGAGGAGGCATTTATGGAGTATAATAAAAGTAAAGATATATTTACAAATAAATTACACTATTTGTATGAAGCAAAAGTAGCATTAGCAGAAAACGATTTACTCAAACGTAAAGGTATACATACGACAGGAAGTTTTATGTCAGCACGAGATAGAGCGTTTTTATATAACCATGATAAAGAATTGCAAAAATTACATACGAAATTTCTTACATGGATGCATAGTACACAAGCAAGATTTTTAGTATCAAGATTAGTCATTGCAGATTTTTATGCTAAAAAACTTTGCACATTAACGTCATTACAAAATGATACAAATTTTACAAGAAATGCTATAGCAGATATTATAAAAACTTCTGTAGAAGCTGGATGGATATATAAAAAAAATAATGATCATAATAAAAAGGAAGTTCTTATATTACCCACAAATCTGCGAATAAAATTCTGGTCAATTTATTGTAAGGTGCGTTTCTTATATCACAAAGAAATAGGTTTACATAATGTTCATAGATTAATGTCAGCATATTATGATATGGAAGATATATTATAAATAATATGCGCAATTAATGGTTATTTTATTTTAATACATAAATGATATATTAAGAAAAGGATGAAGATAAGTTATGAAAAAGAAACAGATACAAAATAGAGATTTTTATAAACATACTGGTTTGTATACTTCTACAGCTAATAGAATAACAGTTCCAATGGAATATCTTAAACATATAGATACAGCCATTCATATATTTAAAGAGCTACAACAATCACTAGAAGAAATTAAAAGTTTAAAAGTTGCTGGCTATAGAAAAGTTGCTTATGCAAGGTCAGAATTATATGATGCGCATAGATGTTTTATTGAGCAAGCTGATGAATCTTACAACCATAAGTATCGCAATGGACCTAAAGTAGATTATAAAAATGTACGATAAAACGTTTGAATATTATAATAGGTTATGCATGGTTTCTTTACTTAACTATTTTATGTATATTAACAATAAGATCCTAGGTTACTGGGATTAATTACAAAAGGAGAAGGATAATGGATAAGTCTTTAGTTCGCATAACATATATTAGGTCACGAGAGGTTTTTAGTAATACCTTGTTTTATCTGACTAGGCTGATTAGGTTGTTTAGCAGAACGCATACTTATGAGTATATAGTAGAAACTGTTAAATTACTAATGCTAATATTTATTGCATTAAATGTAATATTGTACGTTGCTTATATCATGGAAGTTATGGAGGCTTGGTCATGGTAGGTAAACTTACAGACGATACAAAATTATCATGTAGTCAATTAGCACCATTTGTTAATGCCCAAGATCCGTATAAAACTAAAAATAGTGTGTTAAGGGGTTGCATAGATGCTATGGCTAAAAATTATAAAAGATCCGAGGCACCACAATTTAGTGCTATGCATTGGGGTAATACGTTTGAAAATGAAATATTAAAAGCGTGTGCAAATGTATTAGGTATAAAAGCTGAAATAGATATAGAACAAAAAGTTGTACATGACACACTACCATTACAAGGATCTCCTGATGGCATTGGCTTAGGCAATGATATCGTTATCAGGGATGACGCAGAGAAGGGGATATACTTACCTAATAATAGTGGTATACCTTTAGTCGGTCCAGGTATATTAGAGGCTAAACTTACTAGCGCTAAACCTACTGACGTACCAGCTTTGTATAGAGGTGTCGTTCAGGCACAAGGTTTAATGATGTGTACTGGCTATAGGTGGTGTGCTATTCCAACATTATATGGAGGAGTGCATTTTAAAATATATATTTACGAGCAAGATTTGCAAATGCAAGAACGTATTGCAGATGCTTGTAAAGATTTCCAGGACAGATTAGATACATACAAAAAAGAAGGTGTAGTTGACTGGTATGATGTAGAAGATCCTTTTGATGGTAGTAATACTTATAAAGAAGATATGGGATTACCTCCTGTAAAATTAGTTGAGTCGGATGCAGAGATTGCAGAAAAATATTTAGATGCATGTGCTTTAATTAAATCAGGTGAAAAAATTAAAGATGAATGTACTGCATATTTTATGTCTATTATTGGTAATCATTCTACAGCAGAAGGTGAGGGATACAAAGTAACATGGAAAACTAATCCAGCTAAGAAAGGATATTTTGTACCTAGTAAAGAAGCTAGCAGAGCAAAGTCAATAAAAGTTAAGGAGATATAATATGGGTTTTTTTGATGATGCATGGAAAACAAGTGTTAATAAAGATAAGTGTTTTTATTGTGGAGGTAAACCAGAGATCCATGAAAATGATAGACACTATTGTGGAAGATGTTACCGAAATTATATTATGGAGCCAGATGAAAAAAATGATTATGGAAAGGACAAGATATGAGTGAAGTAAAATTACCTATGTCTTTTTTTACACCGAAACAAAAAAAGGTATGGGACTATATTAAAAGTTATCATAAAGATAATTCTTATCCACCTACCTACGAAGAAATTAGAGTACACATGGAATATAAATATGTAGGACAAGTATCAGCAATGATCCAAAAGTTAAAAGAAAAAGGTTATGTTGATAATACTCCTGGAGTAGCAAGATCTCTATATGCTAAGGATGTAGACTCTATTGTAGTACGATTGAAATAATTTTGAAGGTACAATCATAAGCAGTAAAACTTTAATGCTATTGTATGGTCATTTAAACGACTCGAAAAATCCCTGTTTTCTGGGATTACTTCTTTAAGTTGTCCCTAGCTATTCCTTTTGACTTCTCGTAGGATCTCATGGCTCCGAGTCCTAGGAGGCTCATAACTAACGTGACGAGTCCTTCTAATTCTAAACTTGGAGGAGTAATACTAGGATTAAACATTACAGCGAACCAAGTTAAAATTGGACCTATAAAAAACTGCCATAATAATCCTAGACAAGCCACCCACATTATTGCTGGACGTGCGCCTGATACAAATAAGCTAGGATGTTTTGCTTGTTCTTTATTAATATCTAGTTGTCCTTTTGCTAATTCTGTAGCATGTTTTTCTGCCATAGCACTTAACTCAAAAGCAAGCTTTTCAGTTTGATCTTTGTCTTTTATAAACTTACCTATAAGTTTTGTTGCTGGTCCTATTAATGCTGTTAATGCCATATTTACTCCTTTTCTGTTTGCCAGTTATTAAGTTGATTTTTATATTCCAGGTATAATTCTGTATCGGCATAAGAACGTCCTTCTTGTATGCATACCATAAAATATTTTGGGCTATATACCAGGCACGTTCCATCATCATATTCCATGTCATGCGCAAAAGTAGGACTGCTTACCGATACAAAGAATTTAAAAGTTATACCTACAGCTACACCTATAAAAGCAACACTTATTACAGTAATTAATCCATATTTAATATACTCTGCTATTTCTTGCTGCTTTTTTAATTTTTTTGCTTTAGCTTCTTTTATCGCTTGTTTTTTTGCATCAATACGTTTCTTACGTTCTTGTAATATAAACTCCCAAGTTCCTGGTCCAAAGCGTAGGTTCACTAGATTTCTTAGTTCATTCATTTGCTCACGAGCTAATTTAGCGTCAATCACTTCTCTAGCCACATTTTCTGTTGCAAAATGATCTACATTTTTTGAATCTCTAGCTTTAATAGCTTGTTGCTCACCCATCATAGCTTTATCAATATGTCCTATGATGTCACCTATATCATTGCAAGTTGATATTTGTTGCTTTACAAAGTCTACACTTTGTTTTACTAATTTAATTCCTGAAAGTACAGCTGCTCCAGCACTAACTGGATCAACCATTTTGTTTCTCGATAAACCTATCTAGCTTTGTTTCGATACGTATAATTAATTCTTTTATTTCTCTAGTTTCATTATGCAATTCTTTTTTAGTAGCATAGTCTTCTCTTGTTCTGTTTAATAAAATTTGTAAACGTTTAACCTCTGCAAACATTTTACCAAACGCCCACCCAAAACCAGATGCAATAATAGTTAGTAGAAAATTCCAAACTATAAAAGGGTCAATAGTCACTAAAATGCTCTTATCTTTGGAGCTTTACCTTTTTTACGTTTCTTTTTAAACATAGATTTTATTTTATCTAAGATAATCTTTAACTGTGCTTTCACTTGTCCACCTGTTAATTCTGTTTACCTCAGTAACCTCACCCTCACTATCTAAAGTATCTGCATACAATCCTTTAAATGCAGTCATATCACTTGCATTATCTATAGCAGTTTCTATATCACTACAATCTTTTCTTATAGCTGCAACGTATGTTTTTACTGCATCAGGTATAGCTTTGCTACTATCATAAATACTACGTTCTACTAACCAATTAAATCGTTTTATAAAACCATTAGCTTGTTCTTTAGCTTTATTTTTAGCTAGTGTTTTTAAACCATAATTGATTACTTGGTTTCCATCTGCATCAGTAATGTTATTACCATCTTCATCAACAGCATTAGCATCTGCTAACGCTTTATCCGTTGTGGTATAAGAGGTCGTTACTTTGTTATTACCACTATCAAAA